GCTTTAGTTTAGCTGACTTGCAAGATTTTGTTGGTGTTGCTGGTGAAGAAATAGTTGGTGGTGTTGCTGGTGCTATTGCTGGTCAAGCCGCAATTCCTATTCCTGTTCTTGGTGCAATGATTGGTGCATTTGCTGGTGCTGGTGGTGGTAAATTACTTGAAGAAGGCGTAGAAACGTTAAGAGGCACACAAGAACAAACACTTGGCGAAGTCACTAAAGATGCTGCTATTGAAGGTGCTTTAGCCGCCGCCGGTGAAGGTATATTTGCAGGTGTAGCCAAAGCCTTTAACATGGCTGTTGGTCGTAGCGGAGTTGGCAAAAAGCTTTCACAAGGTGAAATAAAAGATGCTGCATTAGCTATAGATGAAGGGTACTTGCCTTCTTTAAGCACTATTGGCGCAAACTCAATTATATCAAGACAGCAAGCAATTAGTGAAAAAGTATTAGGTTCGACTAATAGATTAGCTAATAACAACGCAAAAATTATGGAAGACTTGGCAAATTTAAGAGTTTTAGGAAGTGATGGAACTGTAGATGTAATTCGAACAGCAGATGTATTAAGCAATGCAGTAAAAGCTGGTGATGACTCTCTTCTTAAACAAGTTTCTAAAACATCTAATGGTTTATTGAGACATATGGATGACATAGCTAATCAAATGGGTAAAGCCGCAGTTAAAGATGGCGAATTAGATTCAGCAATACAAACTTCTTTTCAAAACGCATTTAAAGCTTTTGACGATACTGCAAGAGTTAAATATCAAAATATAAACAACCTCGTAGAAAGTGCTACAGGTGATGCTCAAATCTTTTCAACAAAAAATTTAGTTGCAGACGCTCAAAGGGAGCTTGATAAATTAGTTGGCGCGAATTCTGGTAACTTAGGAAAAGTTAGTAACGCTTTAAATGACATTATTAACTTAGGTGATAATGCTTCGTTTGCACAAATATATAATGCTAGAAAATCATTAAATGATACATGGATGGGAAATTATGGCTCTGATAGCGTTAGAGCTTTAAAAGATAAATTTCTTGGAAAGTTAGACAACAGGATAACCATTAAAGGTCTTGGAAATGCTTTTGCCCGGCGTAGAGTTGAGTCTCAATCTATTAGTGACGCACAAAAAAAATCAATGAAATTAGCTTCTAAAGAGTTAAAGGAAGCAAGTTCATTTTTTAAAAAAGGCATGGATAAGTTTGAGCTTGTTTCTCAAGCCGCAAGCATGAAAGAACTTTCAAGAGCCGTAAAAGGCGGATCAGATTTAAACCCAGCAGGTAAGTTTAAATCTTTAATTAGAGACGACAACGCAAAGCTTTTAAAAGACACACGAAAAGTTTTAGGTTCTGATGTTTATGAACCTATAAGAACTAGAGCTGCTGGTGAGTGGTTAAGAAGAACTTTAAATGAATCTGGAGTTGGAGAAGGTGCTAAAAGAAAGTTTAGTGGCAGCGTATTTAAAAATAAATTAGATAAACTTGGCTCTACAGCCGATGAATTGTTCGGAAAAGAAGCAGCAGGAATAAAGAAACTCGCAGATCAACTAGATGCACTTTCTTTAACTAACGTAAACCAAAGTGTAATTGAGGGGTTTGCAAAAGCTGGTGCTGATGACGCTGGAATAAGCTTGTTGAAAGAAGTTCAAACAGCTATGCAAAAAGAAGCTTTATTTAAGAAAACTTCTGTAAATGCAAAAATACGAAGCGGCACTTTAAGCGCAGAAGAGGCAGCAGATTTAATTTCTAATCCTGCTATGCGTGGCCCAGAAGTTAAAAAGTTAAAAGAATTCTTTAATGATGATCCTGCTCAAGTAGAAAATCTAAGAAGTTATTATATGAGTAATCTTATAGGTGATTTTGAAGAAACATTTTTAACAAACAAAGACTCATTCAAGCTTTTAGCTAAAAGATTTGATGCTGCTAAAAAAACAGGCACCTTAGACGAATTATTTAGCGCAGATCAAGCTAAAGACATTTATAAATTTGGTAGAATTATGAGCGTTCTTGGTAAATCTGCTCAAGGTGGTGATCTTGTAGCGGCTAACATTGCGGCTAACCCTTTTCAAAATATAGGAAGAATTGGAAGATTTTTTCTAATAGGTAAAGTTCTTTCAAATGAAGCTATGTATAAATCGTTTGCGGCTAAATACGGAAAAGAAGCTGCAAAGGTTAAAACTCCTGAAGGAAAAATGCAAGTGTTCTTAAATGTAATGAACCAAACAATAAAATCTTTTGCAAAACAAACTGGATTTAGAGAGTCTGTAAATACTGTTTCTTCTACAAGAGATAACGCTTCTAATTTAATAAGCGATCTTCAAGATCAAATAGTTTCTGAACAACCTAAAGCTTCAGTTGGAATACCAGTCCCAGAAGTAACACCTTTAGATAGATCATTTTACAATCCAGAAGCTGTTTCTCCTATGCAGACACCTTCAGTTAGAGAGCGCGCAAGACAAAGCCCTGCGGCGGCAGCTACTTTGTTAGGCGGCTTAGGTAATGCTGATCTTCTTTAGTCTTCTATAACGGAGACTGAAGACAGACCACCTAAACCAACTGTTCCAAAACTATTTGGCACTTGTCGCTTGGTATTGACACGAGCATTAATTTGTTCGAATGTTTCATCTATCATACGCGCAAGTTGTCGCCCAATAGCGCGATCTTCGCTTTCAGCAATGATAACCAGTTTATCGTATGCTTCAATAGAAACACCTACGGACTTATATTTTCCGGGGTTTGGCATGGAGGTTCCTTCCCATAAATGACTTTCCCTAATGTATATAATCCCAAGCGGCGTGGGTCAAGACCCAAATATGGAAATAAAAAAGTTACCATACAAGGTATTAAGTTTGATTCCAAATGGGAAGGTGAGAGATACCTTTACTTAAAGTCATTAGAACGCGCAGGAACTATAAGAGATTTAGAGCTACAGGTTCGATTTAACTTGATGGTTAATGACCAAAAGATATGTGCTTACATCGCTGATTTCTGCTACGAGCGAGAAGACAAAGACGGTGTATGGCATTACATTGTTGATGACGCTAAAGGCGTTGAAACGCCAGAATTTAAGCTAAAAAAGAAGCTTATGAAAGCCTGTTTAGGTATAGATATTCTATTGTCGAAAAAAACTTCTTGACACTAACCCATGCTATATGCTTATAGTTGGGACTCTAGTAACAAGCAGAAAGGATTCGACATGCAAGGTCGTGAATTATTCGAACTCCGAAATGAACTAAAGGCAGCTATAGATAAGTTGCGTGGTGATTTGAAGGACGTTGAGCAAAATTTAAAAGACACTTACTTATCTCGCGCCACAGCCGCATTAAACGCTGAAGGCAAAGATTTTGGCACTACAAGTATAGTAGATGGCAATCGTAAGATAAAAGCAGTTGTCACTAAAAAAGTATCTTGGGATCAAGATTCTTTGCGTGAAGCATTAGGCACTTTGTCTGATGAAGACGCAAGGCACTATGGTAAGCTGACCTTTGCCGTAGAAGAGCGTAAATTTACAAACGCTCCACCTGCAATCAGAAGCGTTCTTGAAGAATGCCGCACAACAGAAGTTGGTCGCTTCACAGTAGAATTGGATACATAATATGGCTTTACAAATTATTACAGCCGATCAGAGACTTGCCGAAAAGAAGGGTCACAAGATCGTAGTATGTGGTGCAAGCGGTGTAGGTAAAACTACACTTGCTCGTACACTTAATCCTAACACAACATTGTTTATGGATTTAGAAGCAGGGGATGCAGCTATTGAAGGTTGCGCTATTGATGTTGTTCGTCCGCGAACTTGGGCAGAATGCCGTGATTTAGCGTGTTTCTTAGGTGGTCCTAACCCATCATTGGCAGAAGATCAGCCTTACAGCGAATCACATTATAACTATGTTGAGCAGATGTATGGCGATGGCGCTGACGTTTGGCAGAAGTATGACACTCTATTTGTAGATTCGATTACTGTTGCAGGTCGTCTTTGCTTTCAATGGTGCTTACAGCAACCAGAAGTTCGTTCTGATCGCTCTGGTAAATTAGATACACGAGCCGCGTATGGTTTACATGGTCGTGAAATGATGTCTTGGCTTACTCACATACAGCACATTCGCTCTAAGAACGTTGTGTTTGTAGGTATTCTTGATGAAGTCACAGATGATTACGGAAGAAAACAGTATAGCCTTCAGATTGAAGGTAGTAAAACTGGTAGAGAATTGCCCGGAATTGTTGACGAAGTTATCACTATGTCTATCTTGACAGGTGATCATGGACAGTATCGTGCATTTGTATGTCAGCCTTTAAACGAATGGGGCTATCCTGCGAAGGATCGCTCTGGAAGGCTTGATACAATTGAAGAACCACACTTAGGAAAACTCATGGAAAAAATGAGTAGCGGTGGTCATAAAACTGACAAAGATTTGATCTTTGTTGATCCAACAACACAAAACACTAGCGAAGGAGAAGCGTAATGCTTAATTTAAATAACGTTCCACAGGACGATAACCCACAAAACCAAGAGTTTACATTAATCCCAAAAGGAGCAGTAGTTCGAGCAATCGTGTTAGTACAGCCGGGAGATATGGAAATCCCTGAGTTTGGACAAGGGGCTTGGTTTAAGAAGTCTGCGAGTACATCTGCAAAGTGGATGAACCTTGAATTTACTATTATCGGTGGCGAGTATGACCGCAGAAAGTTTTGGCACAGCATATTCGTTGATGGCGATAAGCTAGGTCAAAGTGGTATGCCATTGGCAAAAGAAATCGGTTTGCGCACATTAAAGAGTATTGTTGAGAGCGCGAGAGGTATCTTACCATCTGATATGACGCCACAAGCACAGCAAAACCGAAATATTACAGGTATGGCAGACTTGAATACATTGGAGATTTGTGCGAAAATCGGTATCAAGAAGGGTACTAATGGTTACGCCGATAGCAATCAGCTTATGGCGGCACTA